AAAAGAAAAAGAAAGGTAAGAAATAATGCCCGGCTATCACAAAGGTAAAAAGAAAAAAGGTAGGAAAAAGTAATGCCCCATGTTTCTGGTCATAACCCCGGCGCAGGGTCAGGTATAAGCTCTTCTTTACGCCCAAAAAGAAGGCCAGATGTTATTCCTACTGGCGGTAAAAATGTTTCACCAGTTATGTTTGGCGGTGATCCACAAAACAGAATTGGTATATCTGGTCCTAAAGGTGGTGGAGAGGCAGCTAAAGCACAGGTCAAAGTTGGCAGTGATATTTATAAGCAATATAATAACGATGGTCGCTATGGGTATTACAATGACGAAGGGTATTATGTGCCTGCAGATATAGATATGCGAGACGGTGGAGGTGCTGATGCCAACGATACTTTTTTTGAAGGCGGTGGGTTTTTATCACTGCTTGGTAACATTGCAAAAATAAGGCCATATGGTCAAGAAAACACGCCACGTGAGCAAATTGGTTTTCGTAATGTTGAAGATATGTTTGACCGTGGTGGTCCTCAGCATCGTGACGGTAAATACAGAGGCGGTATGCAAATAAGTATGTTGGGAAATTTGGCAGACCAAATTGGTGGCGTAGATCAAGGTACAAGAACTAGATATAACTACGATACAACGTCAACGCCAACAGCAGCAAAATCAACTGGTGGTTTTATCAATAATATAGAACCTAGAGAACCAATTCCTGTTTACGATTTAGATGGTAACCCACAAAATAATGCCGCACTTATGGAAAACTCAAATACAGCAATAGCAAGTGGAGTTGAGCCTTTATATCCACCGTCACAAACTTTTAATATGACAAGCAGAGCAGAAGCAATAAATGCATTAAGGCGCAAAGCTAAAACCGCACAAAGTTGGGACAATTTTATGCAAGAACACCCTGCAGAAGCAGAAGAACTTATTCAAGATGCTATGCGTAAGCAAAACCCACTATTTCCTGCCAATCCCTAATGGCTGAAAAAAAGAAAAAAGATGCTAGGTTAGAAAAGGCAGGAGTTTCTGGTTATAATAAGCCAAAAAGAACGCCAAGCCATCCAACAAAATCACACGTTGTAGTTGCTAAAGAAGGCGAAAAGGTAAAGTTAATAAGGTTTGGTCAGCAAGGCAAAACTGGTGATAAAACAATGACAAAACGCGCAAAGTCTTTTAAGGCAAGGCACGCAAAGAATATAAGAAAAGGCAAGATGTCTGCCGCGTTCTGGGCAAATAAGGTTAAGTGGTAATGAGTATAATTGACTATCTGCGTGATTTTAACAGCCCACAATCAGGTAAGAAAAGACGCGATTTTTTAGAAAATATGTTTGATTTTGAGGAATATGTTCCACCAAATCTACGTGCGCCTACACAATTCGTATTAGATGCTAATCCAGTTACGGGTATGGGTAATTCAGTAACAGAAAGTCGTGTTGCGTTTGACCCTACAAGATCAGCTGATGAACGTAAACGTGCAGGCATTAACATGATGATGGAAGTCGGCTTAGCGGCGGCACCTGCAGTTCTTGGCAGAATGGGTTATTTAACACCGCCAGTTGCACTTGCAGAAACCTTTGCGGCACCCACTCCGACAAGCGAAGGTATTAGGGACGCAACAACAGGTTTGCTATCAGATTTACAATATGGCGCAAGGTCAATAGCTGAAGGCAATCCGCGAGGAGTTTTAGAAGCATTTCAAAGCGGTGGGCAACCAACATCATTAAGTGCGGCTACCGTTGGTAGTAATATGGGCCCACCATTAGACATTATTCAGTACTCACCAACACTTCAAGCGGCAGAAAATTTAACGCAAAATAAAGGCACATTTGAGCAAATGAAATCTATGCTTTTAAAAGGCGGCGGTAAAGAAGAGGAAATAGACTGGAGTGGTTTTAATAAGCAATTTAGAAATAATCAAGTAGTTACAAAAGACGAAATTATAAAATATTTTCAAGACCAAGATGCACGTTTAGACACAGAAGTATTAAATGCAGGTAAAGGTCTAACACATTCTTTTACTTCCGAAGATGTTGACAATGTTTTTAGCGGTATATTTGACCAAATGTTGACAAGGTTTGAAATCCACCGAGATAGAAATAACCCACAACAAGGAATGTACGACCCAATACAAGAAGAGTTAGAAGATGGTTTTGGTAACGTAAATAATATGCCTGCAGAAGAAATTGTTGATAGTAATAATAACGTGCGTTCATTAGATGTAAGACAAACAGCCCAAAAATATGGCGCTTATGATATGAACCCAGACGATTATAGTGATTTAGATATAGCAGAAATGGCTGCCGAAACAGGAATGTCGGTAGACGAAGTAAGTAAAATAATTAAAAGCGGTAATGGGTTTAATTTTGAAGGTGACGAAGGACTAGAAATATTTGAAGATGGTTTGGCATTTCTTAAAAAATATGAGCCTAATTCTTATAATAATGCAATGGAAGTGGCAGAACGTTCTATGTTTGAAATGTTTAGGCACGACCCACCTGCCTTTATAAATTCAATGGTAACAAATGATGCACCACCTTTTGGTTTGGGACAAATTGGGCGTGGTGATTATTACCCCGATGGTGTTGGAGATTTTGACGGAGGTTTAACACAGTTTAGTCAGTATTTTCCAAATGGAGCTAATAACTATACAGAAACAGTATTTAAGTATAATCCAAAAACAGGAGAAATAGAAAGGGCATTTATTTCACCGCAAGGTCACTTTGGAGGGGCAGGCCAAATAGTACACTCAAGAGTTGGTGATTTCGAAATAGAAACAGGGCTTAATCCCGGCTTGGTAGATAATGTAAGATACATTGGAGAAGTTCAGTCAGATATTGGGCAAAGTATTCAGAGAAGTAAACGTAAGGGAAAATCTAGGGGAACAGCGGCAAATTACGAAGAAACAGCGCTTGTCCCTAAATTAATACAAGCTAATCTAAACGATGATTTTTCCAGAAGTTTTGAAAATAACGCAATGTTTAAGCAAGGTGGCGGCGATCAAGCAATTCAAAGTTATGATCTGGGAAATAACAAAACTTTTACTAATATGTCACGAAGTTTTATTGAAACAATACAACAGCTTTCGGGATATGGTTACAGAAGTGGGTATTTGAATTATACTCCAGAAGCAATTAATATTATTACAGATAACCTATTGGCGCACAATTTATTGCTTAATCACAGAGGAATAAGTAATACAGCAATGCTTGCTGATCCGTATAAATTAAAATCAATAGATGGGCTTGATTTTGATAAAATAGACCATACTGACATTTTAGATATTGTATATAACAGAAGGCAGGCAAAAAATGCAGAAGAAGCATCTGCGTTTAGTGAATTAAAAACTCAATTTTTAGAAAACGTTCACCCAGATTTTCAAGCAAACTTAAATTTCTTAAACAAAGTCGAGCCATCAGAAGGGTTCCACATTTCAACATTTATGCACATGGTGCCTTTGTTTGGTGACTTTAAAATGTCTAACAATTTTTTATATTTAGATCATAAGCCAGATATTGACGTAAAATTTGCAATGGAGTTTGATCAACCACTTACAGATATTTTTGAGGATTTAGATTTTAGCGCACTGTCAAAATATAGTGACAGAGTGCGCGAAGCTCAAGTTGATAAAATAGCAGAAATGAATAGATTTGCAGAAGCGAGAGGAGATAAGGTTAATATTAATCGTAATGGATCACCAATGTTTCAATTTGCAGGACCAACTGCTAAAAATGAGAAACAGTGGGCACCATATGCTCTGCGCCACGAAATTACAAAAGCTGTTAACGATGATGTAGATGTTATTGCCCTTCCATACAGTAAAAAAAGTATAGGTAGAGCAGGCGGAATAAGTGAAACAAGTGTAAAAGATGGTTCTGTACAATATTACAGAGAAAATTTAGTAAATTATTTTACTGATATATTTAAAAAATTTGACCCTAAATTTGCCAAAGAAATAAAAGAAGATATTGCAAGTGGTGAATTTGGTTTAAAAACAGAAGGTGAAACAGCCGTTGGTTTTAAATTAACAAAAGAAATGAAAGATAAAATACGCGCTAGAGGCGTTCCAACTTTCGGTGTTGCAGGGGGTATCGGTTTAACAGATTATATGCTACAAGACGAGCAGCGACAGCAGCCAAATAGTCTATTGGGAGGCATTTGATGCCATTAAGTAATTATACAGAACTCAGGGCAAGCATTGCAGATACGTTAAACAGAGACGATTTAACGAATGCAATTCCCGATTTTATTACACTTGCAGAAGCACAATTAAATAGAGATTTAAGGCATTGGCAAATGGAGGACAGGGTTATTGCAACCGCTGACCAACAATATTTAACTTTACCAAATAATTTCATAAGTCCTATTAGGATAACTATGACTGCAAGCCCAACACATACTATGGAATTAATAAGTCCTTTCGCTATTTCAAAATTGCGTATGGAAAACTCTGATACCTTGGGACGACCTGAGTTTTACGCTGTGGTTGATGGTTCCTTTGAATTATACCCAACACCAGATGCAGATTATACAGTTGAGCTTGTTTATTATGAAAACATACCTGATATAGCCTCAAATACCACAAACTGGCTTTTAACAAATTACCCTGATGCTTATTTGTATGGTTCACTGCTTCACAGTTCGCCATATTTACAAGAAGACCAGAGAGTAGCAGTCTGGAATACGTTGTATCTAAACGCTGTTTCTGCTATAAATTTAGAAGGAGAGCGAGCTAGAACATCTGGTTCGGGTCGTAGAATACAAATTAGGAGCTATTAAATGGCAAGTTTTACTAAAGTAAATGACTTTGTGGTCAACCTAGCGAACGCGATGGACATGAACGCTGACACGTTTAAAGTTGCGCTTTCTAACACTGACCCAACATCTGGCACAAGTGTAGTAACAGACGGAAATGGTGTGTTGGCAAATTGTTCGCAGATATCGTATACAAATCTTTCCGACAGGACATTGGCAAACGTAACCAGTACCCAAACAGGCGGCGTTTATAAACTATCAGCAGACGATAAAGTTTTAACTGCCTCTGGCGGTTCTGTAGCGGCTTTTAGATATGTTGTTATTTTTAACGATACACCTACATCCCCTGCCGATCCGATCGTTGGTTATTACGATTATGGCTCATCATTAACACTTAACGATGGTGATACGTTTACAATCGACATTGGCACAAACGGCTTATTAACGCTGACATAGTAGGAGCGCATCATGGCAAAACTTTTTAACAGAGCCAAGATGAACACCGCAACAAGTGGCTCTGGAACTTTAACATTAACTACAGCCGACACTGGTTATCAAACATTTGCAGATGCAGGCGTTACAAATGGCGATGTGGTTGCATACGTTATAGAAGAAGGAACAAACTGGGAAATAGGAACAGGGACTTATTCTTCTAGTGGAACTACATTAACAAGAACACCAACTGAAAGCAGTGGTGGCGGTAGTGCTATTTCATTAGGCGGTACAGCAAAAGTTTTTATTACTGCATTATCAGATGATTTTGGCAAGGTACAACATGACGGTGTTGCTAAAATGGTGGCGCACTCTAGTGGTATAACTGTTACTGGTAATGTAACTGTTAGTGGGAATGTAGACGGTAGAAATTTAGCTACTGACGGAACTAAACTTGACGGGGTAGCATCTAGTGCAGATGTTACAAGTGCGGCATTACCTTCTGCATTAACAGGTCTATCTACAGTAACAAGTTTATCGGGTTCTGATATTATACCAGTATATGATGGTACATCTACAACTTGGAAAAAAGCAACAATAACAAATGCTTCCTTACAAGGACCGACAGGACCAACAGGCGGCACTGGCCCAACTGGACCGCAAGGAAGCCAAGGACCATCTGG